ATTGAGAGAATAGAGGGTGGTGCAGATAGTTATGTTTTAATTCGTAATCAAGTTATTAGGTAATATATGAACGTTGAATCATTCATAAAAAAACTTAAAGAATCAGAAGATTATCTTCAATTTGCTGAGGAATTATCACTCGATGAAATGAGCACAACCGCTGGTGTTCCTGGATACCAAACACCAAATGCTTTTGCTAAAAGTGAAGAAGATTTTGAAGAACACAATAAAGATACTGCTGAGGTATATGGGTATAAGATTGTTCCTAAAACAAAAAAGAAGAATTATGAGTCCACCTACAAACAGGCAATGGGTTTAATTTCCGAAGGAACATACAAAGATTTCAGAACTGATGAAACCAGAAGCTCGAATAGAAAGATAAATGATTCCATTAAAAATATAAACAGAACGATATATGAAGTAGAAAGAGTAGTTGAACATGCATTAAGACTGAAAACTGAAATGAATGTTGATCAAAGAACTCTTTGGGGTGAATCTATGGCTAGATTGAGAAAAATATCCGAAAGAATAAATAGAATTACAAAAAAGATTAACGAATTAGGTGCATAAAATGAAAGAACTACTCGTAGACACTATACTTTTTAATGTAAATCCAAAGATGATTACCGAATCCGAAAAGAAAAACGGTGGTAAAGTTATAGTTTCCGGGGTATTACAGAGAGCAGAAGCAAAAAATCAAAATGGTAGAGTATATCCCAAAAAGATTTTGATGCGCGAAGTAAAAAAATATGCAGAAAGTAATATAAAAGAAAATCGTGCTCTCGGTGAACTCGACCATCCGGATTCATCTGTTATCAATCTTCGTAATGTTTCACATAATGTTCTTGGTGTAGATTGGAAAGGGAATGATGTTATTGGCAAAGTAGAGATATTACCAACACCATCTGGAAATATCCTAAAACAACTTCTTGGTGCAGGTATTCGTCTTGGAATATCATCAAGGGGATTGGGTTCGGTTGAAGAAATATCCGAAGGAACCGTAGAAGTTCAAGATGACTTTGAATTGATTGGTTGGGATTTTGTTTCTAACCCATCAACACATGGTGCATTTATGTATCCGCAAGGAATGGGTGAAGGAATACATGAAGGATTGATTACAGAGGGAATTTCAACATCAACTATTGCAAAAATTGATCCTAAAACAAATCGTATTCATAATAACATAACAAACATTATTTGTGAAATAGGTAATGTCTGTGAATGTATATTTGGGGATAAATAATGCCTGCTCTCAGCCAACAGCAACAAAAGTTAATGGGATTGGCTCTTTCTTACAAAAGAGGTAAAGTTGCTTCAAGTGATGTTAGTAAATCCGTAAAAGATTTGGCATCATCAATGTCTGAAAAAGAATTGGCAAAATATGCTGGAACGTCTCACAAAGGTCTTCCAAAAAAAGTTGGTGAAACAAAAACAACAATGACAAGAGAAGACATACAGAAATTAGTTTCTGATGCAGTTCAAGAAGTAATGAATGAAAAATTTAATACAAAAGTTCTCACATCGGAACAAAAACAACAATATATTGAATCTATTTCAAGATATAACGAATATCGTTCAGTTGTCCACCGTTCAAAGGCACTTCCAGAAATTGTTTCTGAAATAAAAAGAATGGTTGAATTTGCAACAAAAAATATGGTTGAAGAATCTGGTGATTGGTTTGAAGGTGTATCACATAAAAGAAACTCAAAAAGATTGCGTGAATCTGTAAGTGAGTTCCAAAAAATATCAGAAAAAATAGTTAAGTTACAAAGAAACCTAGAGTCTATCTACGAAAATATAGGTAAACAACTCGGTTCATTTTATGAAATAAAAAAATAAAGGAAAAATGGTTATGTCAGACAGAGTTTATACCAGTTCAAATCCCGCCCATGTAAAAGTAAAGGCAGGTGGGATGAATGTAGATACGATGATTAAGGTATTTAAGCGTAAGGTAAAAGAAGCCGGTATTCTTGAAGAATATAAAAACCGCATGGAATACATAAAACCATCAAAGAAAAAATCTGAAAAAAGAAATGCTGCTATTAGGAGACAACGTAAACTTGATTCAGAAAACTTTTAATGGAGATACTATGACCTTTTCTAGTCTTGAAAAACTAATCCGTGAAGAAACACGGGAAGTTATTGGAAACCTGAAAAGGTCTTTTTCTTTATATGAAGAAGATGAAAAACCTGCAAGTGAAGATTCGGATAAAATGCTTGTTGTTAATAAAGAAAGTGGAAAGTCATATTACATAAGTAAGAAAAGTTTTGATCCTGCAAAACATCAAAAATCTGTTCCAAAAGAAAAAAAAACAAAAACAGAGGAAGAAGAACCTGCTGCCGAGACACCGGCAGAAACTCCTGCGGAAACTCCTGCGGAAACTCCTGCGGAAACTCCTGCGGAAACTCCTGCGGAAACTCCTGCAACTGACACTACAACAACCGATTCAACGGCAACCACTACTCCTGCAGAAAGTGGAACTGAAAGCAAAACTGGATTAAAAACTGTTGGTGCTCTAAATAAAGTTGATGTAGAAAAATTGTATAAAAAATCAAATAACTTATACCCACAAACAAGAGAACATTTATTACAGTATGATTATGAAGATATAATTGATATGTATGATTTGAGAGTTGGTGACAAGAAAGTAGACTTTACAAAGTTATACAAACGGGCAGAAATGATTGCAACATCAAAACATTCCTTAATAACACCAAAAACAATAGATAAAGAAACTTTGATGGCATTGGGTTATTATTATTTGAACACGGAAAGAATAAATAACATATTAAGATACTCACAGCCAAGTTTATCAAAACCAGAAATAGAAAGACAATTGAAGTTAGGTAAACCAAAAGAAGGCGATAAAAGAGAAAAGGAATATAAAAGTGCAATGAATGCATTTACTATTCGTGAAATGGATTATGCCTTTGAGGAACAATTACAACGATTAGACTATAATATATTGACATATCGTTCCGTAAAAAGTGAAGAAGTTTTACAAATGTTTATAGATGCAGGTCAATGGGTTGATAAATCATTTGTGACAACCTCTCTGAATCCACTAATATCAGAAGGGACTGGTAAAAAAAGATTACCACTATTTGAATTTTTAATTCCCGCTGGAACTGCTATTTTAACATTGCCTTGTCATTCAAATGATTATTGTCACGAAACAGAGGTAACACTTCCAAGAAATTGTAGATATACTATTCAAGGATTTAACGATACAAGAAATATCTACAAGATATTAGTGGAGCAAAACTATGGCGGATGAAAAGAAAATTGATACAAAAGACAGAGATAAGAGATATACCTATACGGAAAATGATGCAAAATCAATCTTTCAGTATGGTCCTACAAAAAAACCTATCGAAAAAATAGAGAAAAAATAACTTACCCCATACTTATATTTACGAAATACTCTATTTGTTATAGAGTCCGATATTATTTTTTATTGCAATTAGTGTTTCAAATAACACTAAAAATAGTTGGAGATTTTTATGAATGATTTATTGAAAGAAGCGATTGCAGATGCTAAAGCCGTTAAGGAAGTTGCATTAGCAAACGCTAAACTCGCATTGGAAGAGGCATTCACTCCGCGTTTGCAGTCTATGCTTTCCAAAAAGTTGGCAGAGGAGGCAGAAGCCGAGGAGCCAGTTGAGGAAGGTGAGGGTGAAGAAGAAGCACCCGTAGAAGAATACGGATTCTATAGCGAAGGTGATGATGAAGAACCTGCTATGGAAGAAGGCGAAGGCGAAGACGAAGAAGCACCAATGGAAGAAGCTGAAGAAGAAGAAGCTCCCGTTGAGGAAGCGGAAGAAGAAGAAGCTCCTGTTGAAGAAGGTGAAGATGAAGAAGAACCAATGGATGAAGAATTGATGGAGATTATTCGTCAATTAGAAGAAGACATTGATTCATCTGAAATTGGTGGTGGTGAAAATAAGAAACCATCCGCAGTTGCATCCGATGACAGCACAGAAGACAAAAAGGAAAAACTTGTTCAACTCGTTGAAGAAGAAGATGAAGATTCCGAAGAAGTTGCTGAAATCAAAGAAATTCTCCGTGCTCTTCGTGAGGAAGAAGAAGGTGAAAAGGCAGAAGAACCCGTTGAAGAAGGTGAAGACGAAGAAGAAGTAGACATCAAAGAAGTTCTCCGTGCTCTTCGTGAGGAAGAAGAAGAAGAAAAAGTTGAAGAAGCTGAAGACGAAAAGGAAAAGGAAATGGCAGAATCAAAGCTCCGCGAAGCTTATGCCGTAATTTCTTTCTTGCGTTCTAAAATCAATGAAGTCAATCTTTTGAACTCAAAATTGCTCTTCTCTAACAAGTTGTTCCGTAAGCATTCACTCAATGAAAAACAAAAAATGACTGTTATCGAAAACTTTGATCGTGCATCAAGTCTTCGTGAAGTCAAATTGGTTTATGCTACACTTTGCGAATCGTTAAAAACAACAAAGATTAAACAAATTAAAGAATCTTTCGCGTCTAAACCAACCGCAAGTACCCGCCCATCAAAACCAATCTTAACAGAAGGTGATGATATGGCAAATCGTTTACGTAAATTAGCAGGTTTGAAATAATTTTTTAAGGAAAAAACAATGAGTATACAATCTTTATTAAACGCCTCGGGTAATCCCCATAAGGCACTTATCAAGGAAAACAAGCAGATTGTCAATAAATGGGCAAAAACTGGTCTTCTTGATAATTTGAAAAACGAATATGAAAAGAACTCAATCGCAGTTCTTCTCGAAAATCAAGCAAAACAACTTATCGAAGAATCAAACAGAACAGGAACAGCAGCTGGTTCAGAAGAATGGGCTGGTGTTGCACTTCCATTGGTTCGCCGTATTTTCTCTGAAATTGCTGCGAAAGATTTTGTTTCTGTTCAACCAATGAACTTGCCTTCTGGTCTTGTGTTCTTCTTGGACTTCAAATATGGAACAGCACAACCTGGCTTTACTGCAAATGCTGGTAAAGACACACAAACTGATTCAGTATTTGGTGTAACAGGTAAAGAAGCAAAAGACGCTGATCCTTCAGGTGGTCTTTATGGTGCAGGTCGTTTTGGTTACTCAATCAATGAGGCACAATTAGTATCTACGATAGATGCTGCTCTTGCTTCTGGTAAATTTGTAACTGGATCTGTATCACACTCAACACCATCATTGTTCCAACATGACACAGAGTTCAAAAATGCTTACTCTGCATCACTTGTGGCCGGTAACATTATGACAATCACAGTTCAATCAGCATCATTTACTGATCCTGATCTCGAAGCAGTTCGTGCTTTCAAAGTATCTGGTTCAACAATTGCTGGTTATTTCCCACAATACACAACAACTGCAAACAATGGTTCAACCATTACTTTCGTTGTTTCTGCTTCTGTTGCTCCTGCAACAG